CGCCAATGGCCAGCCCATCCCGCTCACCGTGCGCAAGCACAGCGACGCGCTGCTGGCGCTGTACCTCAAGGGCCGGCGCAAGAAGGTCTACGCCGACCGCACCGAGGTGACCGGGCCCGAGGGTGGGCCGGTGGCCCAGGTCGACGAGACGGCCAAGGCTGCCCGCGTGGCGCAGCTGCTGGCGCTGGCGCAGCAGCGCAAAGACTTCGGGGACCTCGCATGATCCTCATCGCCCTCGAGATCCTGCCCGTGATCGTGGTGGCTGTGCTGCTCGGCGCCTGGGTGGTGTCGATCTTCCGTCCATGACGCCGAGCCAAGCGCGCGACCTCGAGCGCTACCTGACCGCCGACGAGCGCGAGGAGCTCGACGCCCTGATCGCTGCCGACCTGGCCGAGCACCGCTGGCGCCCGCTGCCGGGCCCGCAGACCATGGCCTACGAGTCCGAGGCCGACGTGATCGGCTTCGGCGGTGCCGCCGGCGGTGGCAAGACCGACCTCGCCATCGGCATGGCGCTCACCCAGCATCACCGCGTGCAGGTGTTCCGCCGGGAGGGCCCGCAGCTCAAGGGCATCATCGACCGCCTGGCCGAGATCCTGGGCAGCCGCCAGCTGATCAACGGCAACCCGCCCGTGTACCGCGACGACGACGATCGGCAGATCGAGTTCAACTCCATGCCGAACCTGGGCGATGAGACCAAGTACCAGGGCCGACCCAAGGACCTGCTCGTGATCGACGAGGCGGCCAACTTCCTCGAGCAGCAGGTGCGCTTCGTCAAGGGCTGGGTGCGGACCACCCGACCCGGCCAGCGCACGCGCACGCTCTTGACGTTCAACCCGCCGACCACGGCCGAGGGCCGCTGGGTGATCGACTTTTTCGCGCCCTGGCTCGACAAGAAGCACCCGCTGTACCCGTCGCTGCCCGGGCAGCTGCGCTACGTCTACGTCGACCCGATCACCGGCGACGACGTCTGGGTCGAGGACGACGACCCGCGGGCATTCGTGTTCGAGGGCAACGTGCGCCAGTACGCATTCGACCCGCTCGAGCACCGGCCCGAGGACATCGTGCGCCCCGAGTCGCGCACGTTCATTCCCTCGCGCATCACCGACAACCCGTTCCTGGTGTCGACCGGCTACATGGCGCAGCTGCAGGCGCTGCCCGAGCCGCTGCGCAGCCAGATGCTGCTCGGCGACTTCCAGGCCGGCATCGAGGACGATCCCTGGCAGGTGGTGCCGACGCGCTGGGTCGAGATCGCCCAGGAGCGTTGGAAGGAGCGGGCACGCAAGGGCGAGCTGATGTCCATGGGCGTCGACGTGGCCCGCGGCGGCAAGGACTCGACCGTGATCGCCAAGCGCTACAAGAACGACGACACGGCGTTTTGGTTCGACAAGCTCAAGATGCACCCGGGCAGCGAGACGCCGAACGGGCGCACCGTGGCGGGCCTGGTGATCGCCGAGCACCGCGACCACGCACCCATGCACATCGACGTGATCGGCGTGGGGGCGAGCCCCTACGACGTGCTGACCGAGGCGAGCCAGCCGGCCTACGGCGTCAACGTGAGCGAGAAGGCCACCGCCCGCGACAAGTCCGGGCGCCTGGGGTTTTTCAACCTGCGCAGCCAGCTGTGGTGGCAGATGCGCGAGGCCTTGGACCCCGACGCCGACAACGGCATCGCGCTGCCGCCCGACCCGGAAATCGTCAAGGAGTTGTGCGCGCCGCGCTGGGAGCTGTCGGGCATGACCATCAAGGTCGAGTCCCGCGAGGAGATCGTCAAGCGCGTGGGGCGCTCGCCCGACCGGGCCTCGGCCCTGGTGCTGGCGCTGATGGACACGCCGAAGGTGCCGCCGCTGCGCTACCTCGACCGCGAAGCCGCACCGGACAACGTGCTCGACTACGACCCCTACCGGCGCATCTGACCCCGGGGTGTCCGTGTCCACTGGCACGGCTTGCACAATGCCCGCAACTCACAGGAGTCTGACCCATGTGCATGAGCTCGCCCAACATTCCGCCACCGCCTCCCCCTCCGCAGGAGGTCAAACAGCCTGACAGCGCCAACCTGAACGCCAACGCCCGACGCAACCGCGCGGGCGGCATGATGGGTGGCTCGCTGCTCACCGGCCCGAGCGGTGTCGCGCAGGGCGCGCTCACCACTGGACGCACCAGCCTGCTGGGCCAGTAATGGATCGACCGCTCAACAACCGGCAGCGCATTCTCACGCGCAAGAGCGCGCTGTGGAACGAGCGCTCGAGCTGGATCACTCACTGGCGCGAGATCAGTGACTACCAGCAGCCGCGCGCTGGGCGATTCGTCGTCACTGACCGCAACCGCGGCGACAAGCGCGCCAACCACATCCTGGACAACACCGCCGTGTTCGGCGCCCGCACCCTGGCCGCCGGCCTGATGTCGGGCGTGACGAGCCCGGCGCGTCCGTGGTTCCGCTTGGAGATCAAGGACAAGGACCTGATGGAGTCGGGCCCGGTCAAGACCTGGCTGCACGACACCGCGGCGCTGCTGCGCGCGATCTTTGCGTCCTCCAACACCTACCGCAGCCTGCACACGATCTACGAGGAGCTCGGCCTCTTTGGCACCGGCTGCTCGATCGTGCTGCCCGACTTCGACAACGTGCTGCACCACTACCCGCTGACGGTGGGTGAGTACGCGCTCGCCACCAACAGCAAGGGCGAGGTCGACACCGTCTGCCGCGAGTTCCAGCTCACGGTCGGCCAGATGGTCGAGCAGTTCGGGCGCGACAAATGCAGCCAGACCGTCAAGAACCTGTTCGACCGTGGCAACCTGGACAGCTGGGTCGACACGGTCCACATGATCGAGCCGCGCAAGAACCGCGACCTCACCAAGCGCGACGCGCGCAACATGCGCTTTGCGAGCGTGTACCTCGAGCCCGGCAAGGAGAACTGGGACCAGTTCCTCTCCGACTCGGGCTTTGAGCGCTTCCCCGCGCTCGCCCCGCGCTGGGTCGTGACCGGCAACGACGTCTACGGCACGAGCCCCGGCATGGAGTGCCTGGGCGATGTGAAGCAGCTGCAGCACCAGCAGCTGCGCAAGGGCCAGGCGATCGACTACCAGGTCAACCCACCGCTGCAGGTGCCAACCAAGTACAAAGAAGCGAGCAAGGCCCGCCTGCCGGGTGGCGTGTTCTACGTCGACAGCATGGGGCAGAACCAGGGCGTGCGCTCGGCGTTCGACGTCAACCTCAACCTGCAGCACCTGATGCTCGACATCCAGGACGTGCGCGAGCGCATCCGCCAGGCCTACTACGCCGACCTGTTCTTGATGCTCGCCAACGACAACCGCTCAGGGATCACCGCGACTGAAGTCGCCGAGCGCCACGAAGAGAAGCTGCTGATGCTGGGTCCCGTGCTCGAGCGCCTGCACAACGAGCTCCTGAGCCCGCTCATCGACACCGCGTTCGACTACGCCAACCGCGCCGGCATCCTGCCCCCGCCGCCCGAAGAGCTGCAGGGCATGGACCTGAACGTCGAGTTCATCTCCGTGCTGGCGCAGGCCCAGCGTGCCGTGGCCACCCAGGGCATGGACCGACTGCTCGGCACCGTGAGCCAGATGGCCACGGCCAAGCCCGACGTGCTCGACAAGATCGACTTCGACCAGGTGGTCGACAACTACGGCGAGGCCTACGGCGTCGACCCCAAGATCATCGTGCCCGACGACCAGGTCGCCGCCCTGCGCCAGCAGCGCGCCGCTGCGATGCAGGCCCAGCAGGCCGCCGCCACCGCCCCGCAGGTGGTCGAGTCGGCCCGCACCGCGAGCGAGATCGACACCGGCAACCTGCAGGACGTGATGAACGGCCTGATGGGCTACAACACCCCCAGCGCTCAGATGATCGGAAGCTAACCATGAACATGATCGACATGAAGAACACGGTGAAGACCAAGGACTCAAGCCTGGTCTCACCGATCGAGCAGGATGAATACCCCTACGGGCTGCGCATCCGCCTGGGCAATGACGAGCTCAAGAAGCTCGGCCTGACCGAGCTGCCGGCCATCGACAGCGAGCACAAGCTCGTGGCGCTGGTGTGCGTCATCGGCCTGTCGATGAACGAGAGCGCCGGCGAGGGCGAGCCCTACCGCTCGGTCGAGCTGCAGATCGAGCAGCTGGCGCTGATGCCCGCTGAGGAAGAGGACGACGCCGGCGAGCGCAAGGACCCGGCCAAGGCCATGTACCCCACGATGCTGGGGTAAGTCATGAAGCTGCGCCACGGCACGCCGTTCATTTACAACGACGCCGGCGACATTGCCGGCCTGCGTGATCCCGATGGCAGCGAGCTCTACCTGGTGCCCAACGTCGGGGTGTTCATCGACACCACCGACCAGAGCGCCGACATCAACACGGCCAAGGCCATGACGTTCAACACCACGCAGACCGCGCGTGGTGTCACGCTGTCGGCCAACAGCCGCCTGACGGTCGACCGCCAGGCCACCTACAACGTGCAGTTTTCCGCGATGTTCTCCAACCCCGAGAGCAGCGCCTACGCCGTGAGCGTGTGGGTGGCGGTCAACGGCACGGCCGTGGCCGACTCCTGCACCGACCTGACGGTGCCCTCCAAGCACGGCCAGGTCAACGGCAAGGCGGTGGCGAGCTGGAACTTCTTCCTGGATCTGAACGCCGGCGACTACGTCGAGCTGTACTGGTCCACGCCGTTCGCCACCGTGTTCATCGAGCACCAGGACGCGCGCACCGGCCCCGTGCGCCCGGCCATTCCCTCGGTCATCCTGACCATCAACGAGGTCAACGGACAGCGCCGCGCTGCGTGATCCGTATCCGTGAGCTAAACGCCGCGCACTACGATGCGCGCGTGGCAACCAACAACGACCCGACAGACCTGCGACGCCAAGAGCGCGATGCCGAAACCGAAGAGGTGGTGGCGCGCGAGCTCAGGCGCAAAGAGCTCGAGGACCTGCGGTGGTTGCTCGGTCACCCCCAAGGGCGGCGCATCGCGATGCGACTCCTGGAAGAGGCGGGCGTGTATCGGTCCTCGTTCAACCATAGCGGCAGCGTTATGGCATTCAACGAAGGCAAACGACACATCGGCCTGTTCCTCACCGCGGAGTTCCTCGAGGCCTCGCCCGACGGGTTCATGAAAGTGCTCAAAGAGTACGGAAAGACCAAAGATGAGTGATACCAACGCGGGAGCCGGCACACCTTCCAACGACGCCGGGGAACCGACCAACACTGACAGCAATGCAGCACCCGCTGCGGGCTCAGCAGATCCAAGCGCAAGCGCGGCCCCTGCTGCAGGCACGCAGGACGCGAAACCCACGGAACCCGTGGTGCCCGAGTCCTACGAACTGAAGATGCCCGACGGGGTAGAACTCGACTCGGCAGCTGCCGAAGAGTTCACCGCGATCGCCAAGGAGCTCAAGCTCGACCAGGCCGCGGCGCAGAAACTGGCCGACATCGGCGCCAAGATGGCGACCCGTCAGGCAGAAGCGCACGCCCAGCTCGTTGAGACTTGGACCGAGCAAGTCAAAACCGACAAGGACATTGGCGGTGACAAGCTCGAAGAAAACCTCGGCGTCGCACGCAAGGCCATCGACACCTTCGGCTCACCTGAGTTGAAGGCGCTGCTCAACAGCACCGGGCTGGGCAACCACCCCGAGGTCGTGAAGCTCGCGTACAAGGTCGGCAAAGCAATCAGTGAAGACCGGATGGTGAGCGGTGCGCCCAAGGGCAACACCACGAACGACCCGGCCAAAAAACTGTTTCCCAACATGAACTGAAAGGCAAACCATGACTGCTCTCGCTGCAAACAACCCGACGCTCCTGGACGTCGCCAAGCGCCTCGACCCCGATGGCAAGATCGCCTCGATCGTCGAGATCCTGAACTCCACCAACCCCGTGCTGGACGATTTGTCCATGGTCGAAGGCAACTTGCCCACCGGCCATCGCACCACGATCCGCACCGGCCTGCCTTCGCCCACCTGGCGCAAGCTGTACGGCGGCGTGCAGCCCACCAAGTCGACCACCGTGCAGGTGACCGACTCGGCCGGCATGCTCGAGGCCTACGCTGAAGTCGACAAGGCCCTGGCCGATTTGAACGGCAACACTGCCGCGTTCCGCCTCTCCGAAGACGCGGCCCACATCGAGGGCATGGGTCAGGAAATGGCCTCCACGCTGTTCTACGGCAACGAGGGCACTGAGCCTGAAGCCTTCACCGGCCTGGCACCGCGCTACAACTCGCTGTCCGCACAGAACGCCGACAACATCATCGACGCCGGCGGTTCCGGTTCCGACAACACCTCCATCTGGTTGTGCGTCTGGGGCAACCAGACCGGTCACGGCATCTATCCCAAGGGCTCCCTGGGCGGTCTGCAAATGACCGACAAGGGCCAGGTGACGGTCGAGAACGTCGACGGCAACGGCGGCCGCATGGAAGCCTACCGCACTCACTACCGCTGGGACTGCGGCCTGACCATCCGCGACTGGCGCTACTTCGTGCGTATCGCCAACGTCGATGTGTCCGACCTCGACACAA